CTGATGTCGGTTATTGGTTGTTCAGTGTTATTTTCTTTATTGCTCATATATTGAAAAATTTAAATTAAAAATTCAGTCCATCTACTTCCTCCGGGCTTTCAGGACAGAGGGCATTGAGTGTTTGCAAATCGTTTTTAAGAGCACGGATACTTTGCAGCATTTTGAACGTGCCTGGACGAGGTTCTCCTGTAGCTTCGACAAAGGTGCCATTACAGTCGGAGAAAATTTTATTTTCTATATCTTCCAATGTGGCAAGATATCCGAGGAAAAATCCACCGCCCACCATTTCGTTAAGGGCTGCAATGGTGTCTTGACTGACGTAAGTCAGTGTCTGATTCATTGGTCTGCTCATACTTTGCCTCCTTCCTTATCTGACTTATTCACCCGATAAACCAAGTAGGCTGCACAAAGAGCAGAGATGATGGCGGTTACGGGTTGTTGCTCAACGCATACAGCTGTTACGCACAGGCACAAAGTTACAACATTGATGCGAAGCACCAAACGACGGGTTACGGTGAACTCGCAGATACGGCTGTAGAACTCGCTCTTAGTGTCGAGCCAACGATTAATAGACTTGATTTTGCGCTGTATCGTAGCACGTACGTCGATAGGCTGCTGCACCTCGGCAGAGTTATCGAAATGAATTGTTTGTTGTTGCATAATGCACGATTATAACCATTCCCGGAACTGCCGGGGCAGAGATACAGAAAAACGGCTGCACATTCCGCTGGTTACAATCGTGACTTCACTCCGAAGAGCTTTATCTGATTACGGAATGGCAACCGCCAATATTTTAGTGGGCATAAAAAAAGCCCAAGCAATGTGCTGAGCGATGACCGATGCTCAACGGTGTGAATATTTCACAATTGTAACCGATGGCAAAGGTATGAATATTTCCCGAAACCTGCAAGGATTTCGGGGGATATTTTTATTTTTCTATTAAATCCAGAGCTTCGAGCTCTCCTCCCAGTTCTTGATAATATTTATAGGTTTTCAGTATATTGTTAATCTCTTCATTCGTAATGTGTCTTGTTGTATAAGATTCCAAATTTTGAATTTTCATTTCTACATTACTCCCTATTTTCAAAGAATCAAGAAATTCCGCTGCATAGGCAGAAGGTATTAAATAGTAGTTACAAGTACTTGATTCATGTATCATATATGGCTGTAATATGATATTTGATATTTTGCCATCAATATTGAATTTGAACATGGAAGCTCCTTCTATACTATTTTTTTTAGATGTCTGAATTATCAATTTGAAAGAATCCGCCTTTCCTCGGTTAATAACCATATAAGCCCAAAGATAATCTTTCCCTAATGAAGAAGGCTTGTTCTTAGGATAAACTGTTTCGGGAATCCCTTCTGAGAAAGAATTTCTTTCAATAAAATATTCTTTTTCCACCAATGAGTAAATGGAATCAAATCGATGTTTTTGATTTTCTAATGTAACTTGTTGTATTGTCTTGCCTTTACAAGCACACAATGAAAAACATACGACGAAAAGATATAAGTATAATTTCATAAAAAGTTTTAGTTAATTATTTTGCAAGGATACGAAGATTTTATAAAGAAGAGAATCTAACGGATATAAAAAAGAAAATGTGTCTATTCTGACATATCTTCTTGGTTCTACTTCTGTTTCAAATTCATACCTTCCGTAATTTCCTCGTCTTTTTCGACTTGTTTTACCAAAACATAATGATAGACATTGGAGCTTCCACTTGTGATAGCATAAGTTTGAGTTAGTTTCCAGCCTCGCCTTCCCATATAGTTGAGAGCATCCATCATAGAATTAAAGGATATTTTCTTACCATTTTCATCATAAAGATGTGCATCTGCCCACTTTGATTGTCCAAAATCGACCTCTACTGTAACTTTAGTGCTCAGAAATTTAGAAGTTCCTACAAGTTCGCAGTAAGCGTCGTGTTTTGCTTGTGCGAAACACGCCATAGTGCTTACAAGAAGCATCAATGTGAATAATACTTTTTTCATAAGATTTATTTTTAGATATTAGAATTAGATTAGTCCAAATCTTTTTAGTTCATAAGGTACAGCATTTGGATAGCTGCATACTGTGCTACAGATTAATTCAAAATCAGCTGTATTGATACAGCCTAATTTTTCGCCTTTCATAAGGTGCGTTGAAGTAGCTGTAAATATTTTAGTACAATTCAAAAACGAATCGTGCGAAAGAAAAGGATAATCCTTAGCCGATATTGGCATGTGATAGTCTTTGATGGAGGGAGGGAGATTTTGATTTATTTTAGAATTAAAGACAATGCCTCCATAAACATTGCCTTGCTCATCAAAGCCTAATACTACAAAGAATTTATTGCGTGTGTCGTATCCATTTTTAGGTATAATGCCATCTGCTTTTGACAACTCTATTTTGTAGACATCGCCCAATTGAACATCATTGCTAACAACATCATTAATAAGTGTCTGAGGTATATCCATTATGATAAAGCCTTTTGAATGAAATCTTGCTCGTTAATGTATTCTACAAAGCCATCATTTGCTCCGCCAGCTTTAGCAATATCACCTATACTTATAACACCACGACTGCTTGTTGCATGCCATGCACTATCGTGCGATTTTTCCTTCAATTCGCCAAAAGAGAGACCTTTGTTTTCTGCAATTGATTCGTCAAGGCTTTCTATATCGGCAGGAGAGAGATATTCCATATTTGGATTCCTTTTAGCCAAAAGCGTGTTAGATGCATCTTTGCCAGCAAACCCAATAGCTTCTGTAAAAAGTGGAATTAATTCTTTCGCATAACACTCATTGTTACGAACAGCACTATAAAGTTTTGTTGGGACTGGTCCGTATTCCATCGCTATAAAATCATCTGCAACGATACGACTTCCCCATTTGCACAAATGCTTCTGTTGTGCGAAATATAAAATTTTAAAAATGTGATAATAGTCCAACCCCTTGGTAGTATTGATAATATACAATACTACTTCTATTAGTTTTTCTTTATCAAATTGTGTCATAATAGAAATATATTCCATTCCTCTAACTTAAGGATATGGTAAACTTATTTTATATATAAAATAGAAACTTAATGTTGCAAAGGTATAATGTAGAATTTAATACACCAAATATTTTTGTAATTATCTTTGCGTTACGCAACATTTTTAACGCAACGTAAATAAGAAAAAGCTCCTCGTTGCTGCGAGAGGCTGAGTGTGCGCCCATAGGTCTATGGGCGTCATTTGTCGTTGCAAATGGAAAATTCCTTGTTGCGGAAAAGTTCTGCCAAACCTGATATTTGCTTCAATCGGAGAAGCTCGTCGGCGTCCATTCCTATATTCTTCAATATCCAGGCATCGGACATTCCTGCCTTTACAAGTTCGCTGACTATGTTGCTCATCAGTTCTATGGAGTGAGAACCACGTGCCCTGTTGTGGCGAATGGTAGACGCCATACGGTTGCTAATATCTTTCTCGATGGTAACAACGGGCAGGCTACCTTGTTCCCTCTCATAAATATCCTTGTGTGTCTTCATAACGGTATATCGATGGAATCCATCGACTATTTCGTATACGTCTTCTTCAGGAAGATAATAGCATACTATCGGCATAGTGTACCCATCTTCCTTTATAGACTGGTATAGGAGTTCCATTTCGGGTGGCGCAACAGCATTCGGGTTATAGCTGTTAGCTCTTATCTTTTCGAGTGGTACTGCTTTCACGTTGTAAACGGGGCTGTTATATTTTGTTTTCATAATAAATTCTTATATTTTTCTATGATGTTTTTCCGTCGTGCTATTTCATTCTTTGTTTGCGAGAAACCCATATATTTGCACAGGTGATCGTTTTTCATAATGCATATACACATTCTTTTATAAGTAGGTATGAGCTTGAAGTCCTTGATGTCTATGTCATCGATGTATGACATCTTAACAGGTAACTTGCTGGTATTATAGTTACTCTTGCTACCCACCTGAATACTAACACCAGCTTGCTTTAAAGCGTTGATAGTGTCGGCATCGAGGACACCGCCCTTTTCCTGCCAAAACTTTATGGAAGTTTCGAGCTTTGACAGGTAGTTGAGCTTTGTGTCTTCGGGGAGAGTAGAGAGGAGGAAGTACATGTAACTTTCCCACGTGTGCCCTTCAGGCAGCGTGATAGACTTCCACCCCATTGCCGTAGTTCCGCCATATATGCCCGTGAAATTAACACCATTGACACGGCTTACCAGTTTTCCCCACGTATGTGGTTCTATGACACGATAGAGTGCAAGCGTCTCCTGTCCTTCCGAGAGGAAAGGAGAAGCGACACGCATTTGATGAATACCCACACCTGCCTGATAGAAGAGGTCGTAGAGGTGGTTGTACGGAAAATGGAACTTAGCATTGGCTATCCACACGTCTTCCGTAGTCCAGTCGAATATAGGATAAGCATTGTAAACGTCCTGATATATTTTCCTCGTCCACTTTATGCCCTTGTAGTTCCTGTAATTTCTATCAGAATGAATGGCACGCCAGCGATTCAGGCTTTCCTGTGTTCGGATACCTACAAGAACCGCAGTCCTGTCTGCCTTGTTCCTGTCGTGAAGCCATTGGGAGAAACGTTCTTGAAACTCATAATCCCACATTCTTTCGTTATAGAACGGAAAGTCGGCTGCCGTGAAAGCTCCCTTTGGCATTTGGCTGACCCATATATCGCGTTTGGATTCTTCCCACGGACGCCAATAGGACTGTGTCATGCTGGTGCACGTGGGAACCTTGAACGGCACGCACACCCTATACACGTCAAGTATGTCGGCATTGGAAGCCAACATGTCGGACACGTACTTGGCAGTAAGTTCGTACTGCGCTTCGTAATCGAGGTGCAATACAGAAATTTTGCGCTTCAGATTGTTTTGCCGTATGTACTGTATGCAAAGATTCAGGAGCAGTCCGCTGTCTTTCCCACCAGAGAAAGACACGGAGATGTTATCGAACTCGTTAAAAACAAGTTCCAACCTTTGCATACAGGCTTCATATACATTCATAGTTTTTCTTTTAAGGTTTTTATAGGCAGCGTCTTGAAATACTCTACCATATTCATTTTCTTTTCAATACATTTGTTGAAAAGGTTGTCTAAGCCGATGTTACCATCAAGGTCCCAATATCGACAGTCTGCAGTTTGCCCGACACGATATGTACGGTGGTTTGACTGCTCGCGGACAGCGTAGTCCCAGTTCTTATCGAAGTATATCGTATTCCGATAGTCCTGCAGGTTGAGTCCGAATGCAGACTGGTGGTAACTTAACACCAGTGCTCTGGGGAACTCCCGACGGCAAAGTTCCTGACTCAGGATAAAGTTGCAGAATATGATAGTCTTGCTTTCGTCGATGTCGTTGAAAAGTTGCCTTAGCTTTGCAACCTTATCCTCGGAACAACAATAGGAGTGCTGCATCTTCTGCGTCATCTCCAAAAAGATGTTGTTGTTCTTATACAGCAGCATCTCGTCATTGAGAAACATATCCTTTATATTGTTGTATGTTTCCAGCGAGGATTTGTCCACTGTATATTTTATGGTGTTGTATATCTGCCGAACCTGCAACTTCAGGTCGCATTCGTAGATATAATGACGAATGAGGGAATACAGGTAGTCTATGTTCTCATAGCCCGTGATAAACTCCTTTTTATACTGAAAACGGTTGTTGATGGTTTTTGTAATCTCCGTGTATTTGCAGAATGTGTTCTTGAACTTGGTCAAGTCCATCTGTAATATAGCAGGAGATAGGAACTCCATTTGCGCCCACAAGTCGAGCAGGTTCTTGGACAGAGGAGTACCGTTGAGTATGAGTTTATATTCTGCATACTTTGATATTTCCAGCAATCGCCTTGTGCGTTTTGCCGTCATATTCTTTATCTTGATACTCTCGTCTACCACAATGAAGGGATTTCGAGCCTCTTTTATCTGCTGCAATACTTCCAGGTACTTCCTATCAGAACAGCCAATGCTTTCTATTCCGACGAAGAGAGTATTGCATTTGAAGTCGCTCCACTTGTTGACTTCGTCAATGACAGAAGCTATACCTGCAGGGCTTTTTATCGTTCGCAAAGGAGCGAACCAAACTACAAGGTCCAGCTCGGGTACGCTGTTGATAAGTTCGCAGCTTACACGTGTCTTGCCTGTGCCTGCTTCCATGAAGAGAGCACCGACTTTCCATTGCTGGAGGTGTTCTTTTGCCTGCTGCTGGTATTGGTAAAGGCTCATTTCCTCAATTCTTCTATGATATTATTTTCTCGGGGAGTTACTTTCCCGGGGACGTGTGTCTTTATCGTGTAAGACGGAAGCATGTTGCCATCTTCATCGAAATAAGCACATTTCTTGGAAGAATACTGAAGGGTGGTTTTCTGTAAGAACCAAGCCTGAATCCAATAAGCATCAGACTTGTGCACTCCGCAGTCGGCTTTCACAACCTGACTTTTCGGAATGATAGCCGTAGATCCATCGAAAGCCGTGGCTTTGTAAGCTTTATCGCTGATGGATACCAAACTCTTTAATCTTACAGAAAAACACTTTTTCTTCATAGTTGTTCTTTTTTAGATTTGGCATAATAGCCTTCCTTTGCCATATTGCAGATAAATTCTGCAGTATTTTTTGGCTTTACCTTTTCTATTATATTATAGAGTTCTTCATCTATACCAACAGATATCCTCCTTACGATATTCCTCGTCTTAAACCGTGGAATATGTGCATCATCAAGAATGACGTAGATTGTCTGCTCCGACCGCACACCGGTCAGCTTCATTATTTGTCTTATGGTGTGCTTTTGAAGGAGGTAAAGACGTTTTACCTCCTCTTTCTGCTCATTTGTTATTATCGTTTTCATTTTCTACCCATTAGGCTGATGCTACTTTCTTATAATTCTATGTAGCTTACAAATCTATCTGCATCGCTACAACAGAATGTTTCCCCGTCATATCCGATGGACATATAGGTTTGAGAACCATCCTCACGTAATAGTATCAGTCTTTCCTTAGCTTTTAGTTGTTTAGGGGTCATATACGACTCCCAATATTCGGCACGGTTCTTATGCCCCTTCTCGTTTGGAAAACATTCCTCTTTTAGGTTACGATAGTATTCCAATTCGCTTACTATGTCTCCGACTACGAAATCATCGGTACCATCTTGATGGGCATACCCAAAGAAAATAGTCTGGATATGCCGCCCTTTTAACGACTTAGCTGCAGCAAGTGTTAAGTACTTTGTTTTCCCTTGCTTTACCAGATCTCTCATTTCTTCTAATGTTCTCATTTTCAAATTTATTTGTTGTTTATTTTATTATTACAATGCAAAGATACAACTTTTATTTGAATTATCAAAACAAAAGATGCTTTATTGTGATAATAAAATGTTAAATAATCTAAACGAGAAAAATGTATATAAAAAGCCGTAGCAGTGGGAATACTGCTACGGCTACAAAGACGAGCTGAAAAAAGATTATTCTATGGAAACGAAACCGTGGGAAATAAGGTCGGCAAGGAATGCTTCAGGGCTGTCGGTACTGACAAGATAGCCTTCGAGTTCCTGAAGACGGAGAGCGAAGCGTTGCATGTATTCTTCGTCTGTGCCTTCGTTGTCGAACCGGCTACCTGCATGGAGCTGGCGGAGGAACGCCTCGGGGCTGTATGCTACAATTCTGTGGTTGTCTCCTTTAATGCGGTAAGTTTTGTATTTTGGTGCATCTACTCGATGATGTTCGGGGACTAAATTATGAGGAAGCCGACTTTGTTGTTTTGCTTCGGTCATAATAGAACCAACGAGTTCTTTTGGAGAGATGGTCGGCTTTTGCTGACCATCTCTTGTTTCTATCTTTATTCTTCTCATACTGCTAATTTCTTTGTTCTTATCTTTAGGTAAAGTTTTTCGTTTTCGGTGAGGAAGGGTATGTTCTGAAGGGTTGTTCCTTCTTGCACCTGTCCTTGTTTTGCAAAGGTAATCATTTTTGCGAGAAAATGTACCCAGGCAGACATTTTTGTGAAGTTGGTCGAGCCTCCGTGCTGGCGGAACTCTACCGTGCGGTGGCGAACGTAGGCTTCGAGGTTTACTTTGTGGTAGCGGTTGTGCTGGAAGGCTACCCTGAGGTCGCTGATGTCATGCGCGCCTCTAATATCTCTTTCGCTTATTGTGGCAAGGCTCTTGCAGTAGGAGTTGTTACGTCGGCTGCGTGGCATGAAGTTGTCGATAACACCCTCAAGGCGTTTATAGGTTAGTATGAGGTTTTTCCAAGTTGTGAGGTCGAATTCTGCTGCGTCCATGTGGACGTGAAGTCCGCAGGTGTCGTTTACCTTGGCGTTGCAGAGGTCGAGCACCCAGCAAACCTTTTCGAGTTCCTCGAGTCCCTGTTCTCCATGTAGAATTGGGCTAACCAATTCGAATGGGTTGTTTCCGCAAAGGCTGCTGTCGGTAACCAATTTCCAATGGTCGGTGTGGTCGGTGTGGTTGTAGCCTTCTATCTGTACGTTTATTCCTACTGCGGTAAGCTCGCGTGCCAGTCGTTCGCGCGTGCAGTTGTAGGCTTCGATTTCTATTCCGAAGTTGCGATTGAAAGTGTAGTCGATGGTGGGGGCGATAGTGGCTGCAGCCTGTCCTGCCGTGTTGGTCAAGCCTTGCATCATTCGTTTGTAGACGTTCTGCACGAAGCCGTAGTTTCCGTTTGCCACGAGGTTGGCAACCTGTCGGCGTGTAAGTCCGAGTGCGAGAAGTTTCTGTATCTTGGAAGTCTTTGTTCCGTTTTCGTTTAGAATGCTTTGAATTTGCTCGTTCATAATCTTTGTTTTTAAATTGTTCTTTATTTTTATTGTACTGCTAAGGTAACACTATAAGTAGGAACATACAAGTACTACAGCGTTTATAATCAGACGTTTAGATTAGTTTATCTTCTGCTAAAACTTGATATGAAAAGCCACCACTGTCGCAGTGGTGGCTCTCCTGAAAACAATCTACTTAAAACTATATTACAAAAGCATGAAGAAGTATTCTTATTTTACGAGTTGATAAAAGCGAGCGTATGTGAGTCGGGTGTGGGGGTTGCGTGATATGATGTCCATTCTTACTTCCTTGCAGCCATAGCGGAAGAAGAGGAAGCGTCGTGGTACTCGGTGTACGATGATGTCGAGTGTGTCGGTGGCGGTTATCGTGCCACGGAACAGCGAATCGGAAATGCAGCCGGAGATGGACAGCCACGGGTCGCGCCACGAGAAACACTTAAGCGTATCGGGGAGATATCTCGTTATGGTGTCGTGGAGGAAATGTGCAGTGGGTTGCCTGGTGATGGGAGCAACGATGTCGGCAGCGAGTGCTGTGCCTGCAGAGGAAGCCTGCGAGATGCGCCCTGTCTTTATACCCACCTGCCTTGCCACCTTTACCAAAGTGTCTCCACTGTGGCGGAATTCCGATGTACGTAGGCTGACGATTGGTGCAGACAGATGGCTTCTGCCCGTGGAGGTCTGCGTGATTTCCACCTTGCCGTTGTGGAGCAGAATGTTCTGGTTGTTCTCGAGCCTGTCGCGGTCGGCTTTCATCTTTTTGTAGAGATGTACCGAGAGGGAGAGGCTTCCCAAGAGCGTTACTATAACGCCTATGAGGATATAAGTGAGCGGTATTTTCCTTATCATAATTTTATTTTTTTATGTATTCGCCGTTGTCGTTGAAGTCTTTGAGCCGCTTAATGAACGAAGTGGGCAGCATGGGGTAGATGGCTTGTATGTTCTCTATGCACGAGAAGACTTCTCTTACTATCATGGATACGCACAGGTATGTTCCTATCCATTGCGTTGCCCCTACTACGGAGCCTTGTACGGTGGTGTTTGCCAGCACGTTCGACAGAATGAGCAGGCAGATGTATATGCCTATTTTCGTTCCGAACTTTGAGAAGAAGGAGGCACTTGATGCGTCCTTGTGCAGCAGGTGCTTCCATACGCCGAGTATGGTGTCGATGGTTACGGCGATGGCTATCCATTTTGCAAATTCCCAGTCTTGGTAGAAGTAGCGGGAGATGTCTGCCACGATGGACAGGGGCAGGGATACGATTGATATCATTGGTATTCTTTTCATTGTGTGAGCGTTTTGATTTCTGTATGCAAAATTACTTTATTCGGTGTTTTTTGCAAAGGACTTGTATTGCTGGTGTATTTGTAGGGTGTCGGGGGCTACGCACGATAGCATTAGTGTCCAGCCAACGGAGTGTAGTTCTGTGGCTACGAAGGGTACGTATTCGGCTCGGGCGAGTTCGGCTCGCGAGAGCCATTCTATGTTTCCTTTGTCGGCATCGGCGAGCATGGCTGCGTGTACTTTTGATAGTAATGCCAGCGTTTTGTCGGAGGCGAGCATGTGTTCGGCTGCGTCGCTTCGGTTTGGCATTTTGAAGGCTACGGTTACGGCTAAGCGTTGTGTTAGTTCGTAGGTGTTGTGGTTGTTGGCTGTCATTGACATTTCGCCATAGTCTACGAAGAGGAACGAGCCTATGCATTTGTCGATGCGTGCTTGTAGTTCTTCGAACGATTGTCCGTATACGTAGTTGTCTATTTCGGGTACGCGCGACGTTTGGGGAAGTTGGCTTAGTTCTGCCACGAGTGTGTTGTAGCTTTCGAAGTGGCTTGTGCCGTTGGTGAACATGGCGAGTATGCCGTTTCGCGATGGGTATTGTGCGAAGTATAGGAATTGTTCTTTTATCATTGTTGGTTTGCTTTAGGGGTTTGATGTTTTTATATCTATGGATGTACGGGCGTAGATCTATGGATATACGAGTGTAGATCCATAGATAGAGGGGTGGGGCTTAGCTGTCTACTATTTCGTTTATTATGCTGACGGGTAGCCCTACCTCGTTGCTTATTTTTACTTTGTCCCAGCCGAAGCCTTTCATATCGCGTACGGCATCGATGGTTTTCTTGCGCAGCACCTTCAGGTAGGTAAGTAGGTTCATTTGTTCTATCTGCCGCGAATCGCCAAGTCCGTCTTTCGATAGGTCGTAGAGTGCGTCTGATGCGTCGGTGGTGATTGGGTGTTCGGGCTTGAGCTTGAATTTGGTGAGCAGCGAAAATGCTGTTTTGCTGAACAGGTAGCTATTGAAGGCTTGGAAGTTGAAGGATATTGCTGTGAGTGTTTCGAGTGGTAATACTTCGAATTCTTTTGCCAGTGCGTGTGCGTGTTCGGAGCTGTATTCCTTTTCGGGGTAGTAGAGTATGGCTGCTATTAGTGGTAGCGACTTTTCGCCTTGTTCTATTAGCGAGCGTGCTTCGATGTATTGTAGTGCTGTGAGCGAGCATGTCAGTGTGCCATAGTCTTTTTGTATTTTGTAGGCGTGGTAGGTGCGGTTGTTTATGCTTATGGTGGGTATTAGCTGGGCGCAGAAACAGAGGTCTACAACGTATTGATATTCTAAACGTCGCAGCACACGAGCAATGGGAATGTTCAATCGGAATGGGTCTACCCTACGGCAAAGCTCGTAAGTTTCCTTGCTCACATTCTCCAGCACCTCGTTGTTATCGGGGTACTGGATAAGGAACAGGAATGTGAGCTGTTCGGATATAGCTACAAGGTTTGCCACTTGTTCTTCGGTGCGAAAACGTCGCTTCTGCCATTTCATTATTCTGCACAGATGGTTTATGCGCACTTCGCCTGCCGACAGCTTTCCTGCTGCCATTGCCAGTAAATCGGTCGTTAGACTAACGAACTGCTGTTCGGTCATACCTTCCCAACTGTTGGGTATGCGGTGTATTTCGCCTTTATGTACGAGTTCTATATCTTTCATGGCAGCATAATTATTTTATCGTCGGGGTTGTTATACGCTGAATAAGAACTGACGTCGGCAGTGGTGTCGGTAGAGAGCAGCGTGTCTACATTAAGCAGCAGCTGTTCTGCCTCACGATCAAGTCGGTCGGCTAACGATAGTGCTGCCATTATCTCGTCCTTGCCTGAACGCGATGCATGGCTTTCGTCGAAAAGGTTGCGTATGGTAGGAGGGAACTCCAGTATATCGAAACGACGCAACGACTTGGCAATGGTCTTCTTTGCAAGAGCAAGATATAATGGCTGCTCTATACGCGAGACATTCTCTTCGTTTATTTTATCGAAGTAAACAGCCAGTTGCTCGTCTAAAGTTTCCTTTTGCAGAGGAACCAGGCGAAAGAAAAAGAAGTACGACATATCGATAGGAAATATAGTATCGAAGACTTCTGCCGAACGTATCCTGCACTTCTGCAAAGTGCTGTTGTAAGGCGTATCCTTCCATAGCCGTGCAGGTTCGCCTTCGGTATCGGTAGAGAGCAATGCTATCAGCGTATCAATAGCATTGTAGTAATTCTCCATATACGAACGACGCATCGCCTCGATTTCGTACTTATATACATCAACATCGTTCTTGCGCCTGGCAATGCTATCGAACACCAGCTGCTGTGCCATCGTAAAGTTAGCAATAGCAGTTCGCAACGCCTCCTTAAGCTCCGTATCATCTTGCAAGTCAAGAATAGCTTTAAGTACAGAAACACTCAAAATAGTTTCCACACGTTTGCGAGCCGATTCGCCAGAAGGCTGCAAGTCGCGCAAATCAATGTTAGTTTCCACGCCAGGCGCATAACTGCTGAAGGTGGAAAGATTGCCGAATAGTTCTTTAAGTATTTTCATGCTTGTTGGTTGTTTAAACGGTACTTAGGTGATATGTCTTCCTGTCGCTGTGGCACCTCACGATAAAAGCCAATGCGATAACCTTGCTTGTAAAGGTGAGGGAAGTTCAGCTTCAGAGCAATGTTGAATGGCTCGGCACAAATCTCGTCTTCAGGTGTGAGCGACATTATATAAATGAGATAGTTGTAGTATGAATCAGAACCCGACTTACTGATTACACCGTCCTTGCTCACCGCAGAGATAGAAGCATCAAGTCCTACCGAAGATAACAATGCTTCCTCCGTGCGCTTATCGTAAGCAATAAGCGAATCGATATATTCCTTATATTTAAGGTCTATCGTTTCAATCTTCCACTGCTGCTCATGTCCGGAAGCGTCCATAAATGATATGGACGAATACGCTTTGCCTTGATTCTCGGCACCACTAAGATAGTCGCCAATCTTGCGCAGCTCCAATCGCATGTATTCCACCAACAGCGATTCTCGGTACTCCGTGCCTATCTCTATACCATTGTATTTTACCAGGTCCTTATCCTTCGATTTGCGTAATTTATTCTCCTCACAAAGTTTCGTAAGCTGCGAACGCTTGCTGACCACCCATGCGTTAGGTATGATGATGTGTATCTTGGCTGCCAACGAGTTGCGCAAGAAAGAATTGATATAATTAGCCGTACTGTTGCTACCCAATATATATGGACGTGCGCCCTGGTGTGTTTCGTTCACACCATAGAACTCGTCTACCGATTTCTCGCGATGGTGCGATACAGCTGCATATAGGTAGTTGTCAACTTCTGACAATGCGAACTTCGGATAAATCTTATAGTTACCAAGTCCGTAAGACCAACGCCCCACAGCTATATGGCGAAAGTCGCTGTAGTTTATCTGTTCGTAGGCAATATCCTGCCGAGTGGTAGCAAGACGGCAGTGTTTATTCTCCACCGACTCCATACCAGCAACAGGCATCATTCCTAAACGCTTGCCACGTGCAAAGCGGAACTTGCAGAAGAAGTCTCCGAAGTAATAGAAGTTCTTTATATTCGTCTTGGCAAACTCCTGCGCAGTAGTCTCCATACCACGCTCCTGCCAAGTGTTCAGCCATTCGTCCCATTCAGGTAGTGCAGTGTACTCACGCTTCATCTTGCCACCTTCCACAGTCTGCATATAGGCACATGGACCATTACCATACAGCATCTTTATCTCCTTGCTATACAGGCGAGGCAACAGACGGTTCTGCTTAATCTCTGTCGTTACTTCATCGCAGAGATTGTTGTTCGCACCACGCATACACACCTGATAACCACTGACACTAAGCCACTGGTGTTCGTGAAGATACAGCTTGTTCCCCTGTGGTATAAGCATACCAGGAGTGTTAAATAGCTGTTGTCCCTCCCCAATTTGGAAAGAGAGAACATTGCCATCTGCAATATAGTTACCAGCATTACCGTATAGTTCTATTCTATCGTTCATAACCAATTTATCTTGTGAAGTTTATATCCATCGTTTGGAAATCCCATGTATCTAATAAGAATACGATAACACATCTTAGGATTGCCGTCTTCGTCCTCAAAAAGGAAATAGTTTTCTGCATCAACCGAGAATCTATCCTGTGGCAACTGAGTCCTATACTTACAATGCTTCTTCACCGTCAAGGTGTCTCCAGCCACCCCCTGCGACCTTGAATAAGGAAAGAAGCAGAGCGTGAAGTCTCCTTGCGGTAGCTTGCTTATCTCCCTTGCCCACTGCATTGCATTGATACCGTCTATTTCGATAGGTTTCTCCATCACTTGCGAAATTATCTAATTATTCTATTGTTGCAAAGGACGTTCGCTGGAGGTGGTTCGTCATATTTCCTCCTTTTCGAGAGGTTGCACCGCATTATCAAAAATCAGCGGTGCGTCCTAATTTGCGCCGTTTAAACATTTTATTTTTTTATTTTTAAAATGTAAGCTATTGATTTTCAATAAAGTAGTATTTTTACCTATGTAAAAAGCCTTCGTTATTGCCTTGTTTTGGACATTTTTATACTCGTTTTTGGACTTTATAGGGGCTTATATCGCAATATTTTCGGGTAAATCGTCTGGATAACTGCTCAATTCCTTTTTAATAAGGTCTGAATAAAGACCATACAAAAGGTAAATCATTGCACTTGGAAGCTGTGTTGTCAGTCCTGGACGACGTTTTAATTCGGTTTTCTTTTCGCTCGATTTATCGAGCTCTATTTTTCCATTTGTTTTCTTCAGCGGACTGATAAGAATTGCACTGCAAAGGTTCTGACATTCATTCTCATCGATACGCACCTTGGGAAGCAAGGGAAGTTTCTCGGCAAAGAGCAACTGGCACAAGCGGAACTGCTGCCAGTGATAAATAGTAGGTGCACCATCGTTATAGAGAAAAACAGAAAAGCCGTAACTTTCCAAGGCTGCCTTCATTGTCAGCGAGTCGGTTGTTATTTGCTCCAATTCTTCCCTTGTTTTGTTTCCTGCACGGTCGGGGTAGAGGTGTATAACCTTGTTCACTGCATCGGTGCCAAAAAACGAATATACCTGCTGTGCAAGGTTCTGCTGGTCGTCGGGTATATACGCCCAAAATTCCTTAATAATATCGAAGCGACTGCCGTACTCCTTTTTCTGTCCGACGATAAGCGATTGAAAATTACCAGGGTCGTAACCTATGTACAGAGGTTCGCGCTTATCGTAGTGGCGAAGGTAGCGTGCGGTGAGAGTGAAGTGGTCTTTAAGGTTCAGCTTCAATATTTGGTCGTAAATGTAGCTGTCCTTGAATTGGTGTCGCTCGTGGTCATAGCTTGTAAAGAACTTATTGGTAACCTCCTTATGGCGGATAGCACAGATGGCGGTAAGGAACTCATCCATATCAAGGGTATCGAGCTGCGTCTTGAAGAACTTTGGTCCGAGTATATCCTTATTACAGAATGAAGATGCCCGTATATAATAGATGGCATTGCGTCGCATATCGGCAATACGTGGTTTCCACCGGGCGATAAATGCTTTGAGTTTTTGGTCTTCCAGACGTATCTTTTCTATCGTGACAGGATTCTTGGTATTGCGCAATTCTTGCTGGAGCATAAACTGCTTGTATAACGTTTGGTTTATGGCAAGAGATACAGAAGCTATCTCCTCGATAAGCCGTGTATCCATCTTGTTTTCGTAGTCCTCGAACCAATCGTCTTCGCCAAGGTCTACGCGTGCAGTATCACTCACACCGGTAACACCTTCATAATAGGCAGACTTGCGAATTTCGGCAGAACCACCACGAAGTGAAGGAAAGAGTCGCGACTTTAGTTTCTCTCCGCTGTTGTGTTTCATTTCCTCGACGAATGCGTGCACGGCATTTCGACCGGCAACACTCTCGGGCTGGTCGGAAGATACCAGCTGCAGGTGTGCTCCATTACGGAAGATGACCGAGTGCTTTGCATAGGCTATCGGATAGCGAGGAATCCGAAAATGTGAAGGCAGTTTTGTCTCGCCCACTACGTAATCGATACCGTATTCCAACATTGCCCTCTGCTTGCCGTTTACGATGATAGGGCGTGAGAACGAAGCCTGAATGTTGGGCCATACGTTTGTCATCAGTGCCACGTATGTTTTGTGTACCAAGAATGACAACTCGCCTGGCATATCGTTCGACACGCGTATAAGTCGTGGGACAATAACGCCTTCAGTCTTACCAGTAGCACGTGCCCATTCGGCATAAAGCATATTGGGGTCTATGATATTGGCAAGTAGCTGCACACGATTCATATAGTAGTGCTCGAAGTTAAACACGCTGTTCTCATTTTCTTTTTTTTCAGTCATTCGGAATTTCCTCCATTATTTCTGCATCTTGAATATCGGCATCTCGTAACAGACGTTTCTTTTCTTTTGTTTCTATAGGCAACGAGTCGATAAGCGTAACATAGAATCCTTCGTTATGCTTGGCTGCAATTTCCTTTAGGCTTTTCTTCGAGAATCCGAGCTCCTCGGGTGTCAATTCAGGTGTTATCAAGAATTGAACCCCTAAATCCCTATCTGCTTCAGCAATTTCAGAAGCCCTGCGACGGCATTCCAATGCAGCATCGTAGCAGCTTTTCATACCTTTGTAATCTCCAGTAGAACCACACAGCTTGGCAAGGTCTTCATATTTGTTGGCGAAATTGCTTTCCCAGACCTTGATAGGAACATTGCAATCAACCTGAAAATAGTTGATTGCCTGATAAATTCTCTCCATACAAGTGCGCTCTTCTATTTTGATACGCTGCTCGGCATTGATACGTATCTTTAGTTTTTGAGCTGCCCTTGTGATATTACGTTCGTATTCAAAAATTTCTGCAGACCATTGCAATTGCTGCAGGAATAATCTCACATCTTGCGGAATGCCCTCACATTCTCCACCTGTCAAGAATGCGGATATAAGGTCTGGGTGAATGGAATCCAATTTCTCGATTTGACTTTTCATATACCAAATAAATTCATGCGCAGGTCTTTCTCTTCACGTTCGTTCTTACGTTCCTCAAGCAGAGTGATTGCATCAATCTCTCCTTTCTCTGCCTTCTTGGCGAGTTCTGCGTCAATATTATATTCACCAAGCGCACGTCCTTGATGATAGGCTTCGCAATAAACATCGCCAGGCGTGTTTATGCGATACAACAAGGTCGTGCGCTTGGCTCCTTTCAGACCGAGCAACCTGCAGATACGTTCGGGCGTATAACTCAACGCTCCGAACGTTCTTACTTGATTTATATACTCATCTGACAGTACTTCTTTTTTGATTAATTCTGACATAGAATAATCTTTTTGGTTTCATCTTCAGAAAGAACAGCCCCGTCTCTTTCCAACAGTACCGGCTGCTGTGGAAACATTGCCATGAATCTGCGTACAGTTGCAGCAACGTATTTCGGGTCTATCTCCATACCATAACCAATACGGTCAGTTTGCTGGCAAGCCATGATGGTGGAACCTGAACCAGAGAACAAGTCTACAACGACATCACCGTTCTTTGTACTGTTTGTTATCGGATATGCCATAAGGGCTATAGGTTTCATCGTAGGGTGCAGCCTGTTGGCTTTAGGTTTGTCGAAATTCCATACCGTTGTTTGCTTCCTGTCAGCGTTCCAAAAATGAGCAGCACCTGTCTTCCAACCATATAGGCAAGGCTCATGCTTCCACTGGTAGTCCTGACGTCCCATGACGAATGTATCCTTTACCCAAATGCAGCACTGGGCGATTTTGAAACCTGCTTCTCGGATAGCGCGACGGAAATTCTCGCCTTCAGAGTCAGCATGAAAAACATAGAAAGATCCTCCGGGCTTTACAATGGAAAACATCACATTGAAGACTGATTGCAAAAAACGAAGGAACAAATCATTTTCCATTGAGTCATTCTGAATGGTGAGTTTACTTTCTCCTCCACCTTCATAATTAACATTGTATGGAGGGTCGGTAAGTATCATGTCAGCCATTCTTCCATTCATCAGGGCTACAACATCTTTCTTTGCACGGCAATCTCCGCACATCAACCTGTTGTGTCCCAATCGGAATATATCTCCAGGACGTGCAAATATTTCTCCCTCGTCATTTTGCGGAACAATATCAGCAGTATCCTCCTGTATATCCGCAATATCAGCATCGGAAGAGAACAGCTTTTCTCTGCCTATAGAGAAATCGGTCTGCTTAACCTCATATCCGAGGTTGAATTTGGCAAGGTCTTCACCGTTGATGTTATATTTCGTGAAAAGCAGCGTGTCTGGATTCTTTTCGGCAAATTCGGAATTATAGGCAGCTATCTCTTCCACTGCCTCACGCTTGTTGGAAGCCTGAATTTCCTCGTATGGAATTTCAGGAATGTGGAATCCATAGGAACGAAGCCTGAGAAGAGCCTTCCGACGCTGATGGGCATCAATGATCCACAACTTGCCGTCAGGGTCTTTCCATACTTTGAATGAATACTTGAAGCCACGTGTGATGATGAGCATCTGCAACTTCGATAATTTGTCTTCGTCTGGCTTTTTAAAGTCTTCTTGAAGTTCGATAAAAGAGTCCAGCGGGGCAGTAGGAAGATTGCCCAAATTAAAAACTTTTATACTATTTTCCATTGTTATTATTTATTTTGTTGCTCAAGAACCATCTTGAATAGTTTTTCACGCTCCCGGTGCCGTTCGAGGTTCTTGAGATCATCAGTACGGCGGTTCTTGCGGTCGGTGCGTTTTATGTAGGAGCGGTAACGCTTGATGTTGTCAAGCACGTTCTTGTGCTGGCGCAGGAACTCGGCAGGGTCGGCTTTGAGTAGTTTCATGAGTTCTGCTATCTCTGAGCGTCCGAAGAGCAGTGGGTGCTTGCAGAGAAACTTGCCCGTGTCGTTGAACGATTGCAGCTCGGCGAATGCCTGAAGATTACGTATGCGCAATTCTGCCATATCAGCTACTGCCTGCGCATTACGCTCTTTCTCCAGCAGTTCGTCGAGCTGCTTCATCTTGCGATAAGTGTTGATGCGGTCGTTATAGAGAACTGTTGCCATCTGCACGTCCGCATCATCAAGGTTTTCCCAGTCTATTTTCGGGTACTCTTCTTCTTTTTTTTTGGAGTAGCAGGCTTCTTTGGTTGATTGCCTTTTCCTTCTTCGGAAGAGTTATCCACAGAGTTATCCACATTATCGGTTTCTGCACCAGTATCCTCTGACGGGGTGTCGTTACCGTCCCCATCTGTTGGGTTATCTGCATCAGTGTCCTCTGATGGGGTATCGTTACCTTCACCATCTATTGGGTTCTCAGTACCAGTGCCCTCTGATGGAGTACCGTTACCTTCACCTCCAGAATTGTTATCAGTGTCTTTATTTTCTGTAGCAAAGAATTCGCGACGATTTCGCACGATTTCGTCGTGTTCACAAACGTCGAGCAATGCAAACAGAATATCTTCTGAATTCTTCTCGGGTGCATGGTCGAATCGCACAAAGTCGGTGCTTTGTGGATTCTTCTCATGCAACAATGCGAGGTCGGCTTCTACAGCCTGCGGATTAACAAGCTGGTTGAAGTGAATAAGCTTTTCTCTTGTACTATACATAGTTTCTTATTTTAAGTGAAGAGAGCAGAAAAACAGACCGCCGTCTTTCTGCTCTCTGTAGTGTGTTATACTCCTGTACGAGATACTTCGACAAGTGTCGTTGTGTCAAGAACACGAAGCGTAATAGATGCACCTTCCTTTGCCGTCCATGTGGCACCGTCTTCGAGAACGAAGGTTGAGCCGTCGGCAATAGTGGCAGGCTTATCAGTACCAGCACCGATAAGGGTAATGTATCGTCCCTTGTCTGCCTTGGTAAGACCCGATACGCTTGCAATGGCTGCTGCACCTGTTGTACCATTGGCAATTTTATAGGTATTGGTATTTGCCTTAATGGTAATGCTTGTAGCTCCAGCTGCCACTTCTCCAGCTGCCACTACGGCAGGATTACCAGTATAGAGGAGTGGAAGGG